TAGGAGTCGCCGTGGGCGTCGGAGAGGGCGGAACAGGGGAGGGAGTAGGGGAGGGCGGGACCGGCGTTGCCGTCGCCGTGGGAGCCTGCGGCGTCGCCGTGGGCGTGCCCGTAGGAGTAGAGGTCGCCGGATGCGTGGCCGTCGGTGTGGGTGAGGGCGGGACCGCCGAGGGCGTTGCCGTCGGGGTTGCCGTTGGGGCGGGAGGAGTAGGAGTCGGAGGCGGAGGCTCGGTGGGCGTGCGGCCCTCGCACCCGGCGATCAGGAACGCGAAAAAGGACGCCGCCACCGTTCCGAGACACCGGTGACGGCGGGAAAACCCGCGCGGTAGGAGGGACGCGGGCGGTGGACGCATCAGGGCGTCTCCACGGCCTTTCCCTGCTTCAGGACCGGGGCCGGAGAAAAGTCCAGCGTGCGGGTTGATCCGTCCGCCCTCTTGAGCGTGACGGTGAACTTCTCGAAATCGCGCTCGATCAGCGTTCCGCCCGCGTTCCCGTGGGCGAGCCGGATGATCGTGTCGCAGCCGATCGGGATGTCCTTGACCGTCTCCCACGTGTCCGCGTCGGTGTTGCCGAAAGTCGTTTCGCTCATGCAGCCTCCTCTTCGTCAGCCTCTTCCGACTCCTCCTTCGTGGCGGGCCGGAAGGATCTTGTGCAGTTCGGGTGGCCGAGCGGTTCCTCCTCGGCCTCTTCCAGAGTCCAGACCTCACCGTCGACGTCGCACTCGTCTCCGCCGCACTCGGCGGCGTCCGACACGACGACCCACTCGTATCCCGCCATCCGGTAGGAGGAGACGCGCCCGACGTTCATGGCGATTGCCATTTCCGTCCGCGCGATCAGCGTCGAGCGGGCCTCCCCGAACAACCCGGCCTCCTCCAGATGGTCCGAGAACTCCTGAAAGGACCAGCCCTCCTCCAGCGCCTCGGCCAGCATGTCGCGGACGCCGTCGCGGATCGTGTCGTCAATGACGAAGGCGGCGTTCGGGTTCTCGACCAGCCGCCCGTTCACCCACTTCATCCCGACCATCTCCGCGCCGCGCTCGGCCGCATACCTCTTCGCCTCCGGGTCGATAAACGTCCAGTCGATCGTGAGGCCGTTGTCCACCGCCGCCTGCCGCGCCGAGTTGCGGAAGATCAGTTCGAGGGCGGGCGTCACGTCCTTCGCGAACTCCTTCGCGGGCGTATCCGAAGGCGTCCAGAGCGGCTTGGGCATCAGCCGAGGAGTCCTTTCGCGTGATCGAGGGCCTCGCTCTTGCGGTGGGCGAACAGCTTCTTCACGGCCACCCGGATCGACGCCTCGACGGCGAGCGAGTCCGCTGGCTTGTGGAGTATGACCTCCCCTGCGGCCTTGTCGAAGGCTGCGTGCAAGTCCTTCTCCGTTTCGACAGTCAGCAGGGACTTGAAGAGGTTGCGCCGCACGGCCTTCGGGACGGCCTTCGTCTCGAACGGCGCGGCGTGGCGCGCCCGCGGGAGACGCCGGAGGGCGAACCGCCGCCACTGCGCGATCTCCGCCTTCGCCGCCTCCTCGTCTACTTCGTCCTCGCCCTCGCCCTCTTCCTCGTCCTCGTTCTCCGCGCCGGGTTTCGGAGGCCGACCGAAGGCTCCTCCGAACGGCCCGCCTCCGAACCCGGGCGGTGGGGCCTTCTTCGCCTCGGCCTTCTTCTTCTCCTCCTCGGGCATCGGATCGAGGCCGATCTCCTTGCGGACCTCATCGACCGTCTTGATCCCGGCGTCGACGTACATCTTCAGGGCCGTGGCCGTCTCCTGCTCCCGGCCCGTCTCCTCGACCTGCCAGACCCATTCGAGGTCGCCGGCGTCGAAGTCCTGCGTGAGAGCGTGATCGAGCGCGTCCTTGATGAACTGCCGGAGCGGACGGAACCCAACGTCGGCGATGTCGTCGGAGAGTTGCTGCGCCGTCGAGCGGTTCGTCTCGCTGATGAAGAGGTGTTTCGGGACGCCGAAGTGCGCGCAGACCGACGAGATGAGCGCGTCGTTCTCGTCCTTGCTGAACTCGAACGCCTTCGTCGGCCGGAGGTTCCCGCCGTGCGGGATGAGCCGGACCTTGTGCCGCTGATCGGGCGCGCCGGAGAAGAGGTTGTCGAAGTACGACTGCGCCTGCTGGATCTGCGTCACGGTCCAGCCCTCGGGAACCTCCAGCGTGGCCGTCGGGATGTTGCCCTCCTTGTACCACGCGAGATGCTCAAGCTGACGCCAGATGGCCGTGTCGATGATGGGGGCGATCTCCTCCAGCGGCGAGGTGCCGTAGACGGAATCGACGCGCGGGTTGTGGATCAAGTACCGCAACTTGCCCGCAAGCGGCTCCTCCGCCGCACTGTCCTGCGCATAGGCCGGGTAGTACGAGGCAGGGTACCCGTAGAGGATCTGCTGGTAACCGGCGACGTGGCCGTATGGGTCGATGAGCGGCTTGATCGTCCCGCCGTCCAGTTGGACGTACGAGTGAACCGAGCCGTCGCGCGCCGGGTAGGCGAAGAGGACGAGCGCGTCGGTGACGAGTACCTCTTCCAGCGCCTGCTTGACCCACTGATGCCAGCCAACGCCGTCCAGCCGGTTCGGCGTGCGGAAGAACTTCTCCAGCGGCTCGATGTCTGCCTGACGGGCCTTCCGGGCGGAGGGCGAGCGGTCATCGCGCGGCGCGATCGACCACTTCAGGCCGGTGATCTGATTCTTCCGGTACGAGATTGCAATGCGGGCGGGCGGGCAGAGCGCGGCGTAGGCCCGGAGTTCCGCGAACCGCTTGCCGGGCATCTCCGTCCGCGGCGTCGGGATGAGGTTGAAACCCGGGACGTACTGGAACTCGCGCGGCGGGAAGTCCGGCTGAGAGATCCGCGCCGGGAGCGGCTGTCCGGGGCCGAAGTCGATCGGGGAGAGGAACGAGGAGGGCGTCAGCGGTACGCCATCCGGGCCGTAGAGGACGACGGCCCCGGGCGGCGTAATCGCGGTCGCGGACATGGACACGTCCTTCGTCGGCTTCGTCAGGATCACGCGGCCTCCTCCTCTTCCCTCTTCTTCGGCGGTGTTGCCACCGGGAGCTCAAGCCACGCGCGCCCGGAGAGGCCCACGGCCGCGATGTGGCTCCACGCGAAGGCCCGCGCCATCACCGTGTCGTCGTGCATCGAGTCCACCGCGCCGTACCGGAACGCGCCGGACGGGAGCCGTTCCATCCCGAACCCTTGAAGTTCGAGCGTGGCCTGCTCGTCAGGGAGGACGCCGAGCCGCTGTTGCTCGAACGCGAGGGCGAGGGATTCGATCGCCGCCGCCTTCGTACTCTGCGTGGTGGTAAACCGGATGACCGGGAGATCGCGCTCCAAGTCCTCGATGATCGGCTCGCCCGTGTTGTTCGTCTCGACGATGACCGCCGCGCAGTTGAACCGCTTGCAGAGTTCAACGATCCGAGGTTTCTGGATCGAGTAGTTGATCGCGTTGTACCGGTCGAGCGCGACCTCCCGCCGTTCCGTCTCGTCCCACACGCTGACCACTGTGAAGTCGTTCATCTTGGCGAGGTCGACGCCCGCGACGTACGAGTGCCCGGGAACGGGAGCGTCGAGAGCGGCGCTCGTCAGGCAAGCGGTGATGTTGCGGAACACGAGGTTCGCGTCGTCAATGATCGCGGCCTCGTACTCCTGCGCGAACATGATGGCCGAGAGGCCGTCCACGCGGGCCTGCTCCACCTCGTCGCGCCGGATGTACGGGTTCTCGGTCGTCGGCATCTGCCACGATTGCCAGCCCGCCTGCCTCTTCTCCCCGATCCCGCGGCTCCAGAGTTGCCACGACCAGCCGCGGCCCTTCGGGATGCCGATGAAGAGTGCCCACCCGCGGAAGTCCGTCAGCGTGGCGCGAACGAACTCCGTCCAGACGCGCTCCATCATCAGCGTGAACTCATCGAGGACGACGCCGCGGACGCCCTCGCCCGCGAGCGACTCCGGGTTCTCCGCGGTACGCATCCAGATCTGAGAACCGTTCGGGAGGTGGATCTCCTTTTCCATCTCGCGGATCTCCGCCCACCCGTGGCACGTCTGCTTCAGGAGCCGCCACGCCCGTTTCATCGAGGCCGAGCGCCACGACAGGCCGATCCACCAGTAGATGCCCTTCACCCGCGTTGCGCCCGGGAGCGTGTCCGAGCCGACGAGGAGGGCCTCGATGCCCATGTCCGTCTTGCCGAACCGCCGCCCGGCGAAGACGACGCGGAACCGGGCCGTCGAGTCGAGGATCTTCTGCTGCCCGGGATGCGGCAGAGGGCGGGAGACGACGAGGGCCTCAGTCTGTTGCATCGTCACCCGCCGCCACGTCCAGAGGCACCTTCTCGTACCGGAACACCACGGCCGTCTCGTTCTCGCTCCTGATCGGCTGGACGACCTTGCCCTCCAGCCGGTCGAGGAGGAGCGCGAGCGCGCCGTTGTCATCCCGGGCGCGAGCCACCCACGCCAGCGCGACGTTCCAACTCACGCGCGCCGCCTTGCGCGGGCAGCGGGTGTGCCCGTTCAGGATCATCCGAACGGCCTCGCTCACGGCGAGACTCCCTTTCGGACGCCCGGACGGGTTGCCGCTCTGTCCCTTCTTGAACCTGAACTCGGCGGGTGGAAGGTGGCGCGGCCTCTGCGCCGCTTGCCCGGGCGCGAGCGCGACGAGGGACGCCGACTCGGCCTTTTCCACCGCCGGGAAGTCTCGGGCATCGAGAACTGAAACGTCAAGCGGCCTGTATCGCAGG